CACATCCCCTGCCAAGAACCCTGCGGCATGCGGTGTTGTTGATGTTGGGTCACCTCTACGAAAACAGGGAACAGTCAACAGAAGTCAGCCTGCAAGAGATTCCGCTTGGTATCCAAGCTCTGTGCGATCTGTGGAAGATTCGAAAGGGGATGGCATGAGAGCCGGGAAGTTGCGCACCCGGGTGTTCATCGATGAACCTGTGCCTACGCAGAACGCTACTGGCGAGTTGGTCATGACGTGGGCCACGAAGCCGAAAGTGTGGGCACGGTTTGATCCTTTGTCAGGCCGAGAGGTTGCGTTGATGGCTGCGCAAGGCGTGTCGATGACGATCACGAAGATCACCGTGCGCTGGTCTGTGGCACTCTCCGGCATTACCTCTAGCTGGCGGCTGCGCTGTGGCAGCACCTTCTACAACATCAAGAGCGTCGTCAACACGAACAACGCCAACCGGGAGTTGGTCTTGCTCTGTGAAAGTGGAGCGAACACGGGATGACCACCAAAGTCACAGTTGAGTTCCGAGGACTGCGCGAGCTTGGAGAAGCGCTTAGGAAAGTGACCTGGGAGGTGCAGGAGAAGCTCGCAAAGACCTCGGTCAAAGCGGGGATCAAGGTCATCCAAGACCGTGCGATTCTCTTGGCCCCCAAAGACACAGGGACATTGAAAAAGTCGATCATCATTTATCGGGACAAGAAGGCCTGCCGTCCTGGGATCGAGATGTGGGCGTTGACGGTGAGGTCGAAGAAGACAAAGCGGAAGAAGGGAGACACGAGTCCTGTCCTGAAAGGGAGGGCCGATCCAAACAATGCCTTCTACTGGAAGTTCGTGGAGTTCGGGACCGTTAAGATGGATGCCCAGGCTTTCATGTTCCCTGCCTTCGACGCCGAGACGGCAGCGGGAAATGAGAGCCCCGCTGCTGAAGCGTTGAGGGACAAGCTCAAGACGGGGATAGAAAAGATCAATCTGCCAAAGCTGGCGCCCACCGGGAGGGCTAAATGACAATTGAAGTCGATCTCTTCGCAGAGCTACGCTCCCTTACCTCTGGCCGGGTCTACCCGAATGTTTTTCCTCAGCCTTTGAGTGGGACGTATGTCTGGCCCGCGATTCGGTACTCGCTTGTGAGTTCCGTGCCTATCGAGGACTTGTGTGGTGATGGCGACGATCAAACAGCAGAGGTGCGGGTGCAAATAGATGTGGTGGCAACTACCTACTCCGCGATGCGCGCTCTGCGCTTGCAGGTGCTGGGGAAGATGGTTTCGTTCCCTACCCCCGCCCGCCTTGACCTGAGTATGGATGATTACGACGACGAGACCAAGACCCACCGTGCCATCTTGCAGTACATGATTTCTGGGTCGTCAGACCCCTCGCCGCATTCCCCTGCGTAGCTCCTAGAAGGCGTTTTCGAGGTTTCCGGCTAGTCAGCTATGCCCCCAGCGCTGAAAACGCCGCTACGGAGCGATTTTCACGCTTGCTGGGGGTCTTGTTTACGGGGGCAGTTCCCCGCTCGCACTGTGTTTCAACTTCGCTGCCTTAGGGCGGCTTTTTCAAGGAGCCCATCATGGCCGGAGGAAAGCGTTACAAGTTTGCAGGCAGTCTCATCAAGACAGTGCTCAATTGGTCGGCCCACTCGCCGTCGAACACCATCACCGGCATCACGAAGGCCAACCCCTGCGTGGTCACGGTTGGCGCTGGTCACGGGTTGGTGAATGGTCAACTCGTCCGCATCAACGGCGTCGTCGGCATGACGGAACTGAACGGCGGGACGTTTATCTGCACGGTGGCAACCAACGCCATCACTCTGTTGGACACGGACAGTACCAACTACACCACCTACAGCAGTGGTGGCAAGTTGGATGAGGCGACATTCACGCAGTTCTGCGAGTTGACCAATTACAACCGCGCTGGGGGGTCGTCGCCGGAAATCGACGCCGAGTCTCTGTGCAGCACGGCGAAGGAGTTTGAGATTGGGTTGCCTGACTACGGCACCACATCTGTCGATTACAACTTCGCGCCAAAGACCGGAATTCAAGCCGCGCTCATCGCCGCCTACAAGGCCGGATCGATGGTCGGGTTGCGAATCTCCCTTCCGAACTCCGGCGGGGAGATGACTCAGCTTGGCTACATTCAATCCATGAGTGAGCAAGCAGGCAAGGGTGGGTTGTGGACCGGGAGCATGGTGATACGAAACACCGGCCCCCGCTATGACCAGTGATTGATGAAGTAACCAGGAGAATGTGCTATGGCAGGTGGAAAGCGTTTCAAGTTCGCGGGCAGTCTCATCAAGTTCGTTTTGAACTATGCGAAGAACTCGCCCTCAGTATCGATCACCGCAATGACCAAGGCAAACCCTTGTCTCGTGACTGCGGCATCACACGGTCTCGCCACAGGGGAAATCGTTCGCATCAACGGGGTGGTTGGGATGACGGAGGCGAACGGCGGATACTACATCGTCGTCTTCGTGTCCGGCACCCAGTTCACGCTTGCAGACACTGACAGCACGAATTGGACCACCTACGTCAGCGGTGGCAAGTTGGATGAGGCAAACTTTTCCCAGTTCTGTGAACTCACCAACTACAACCGTGCGGGTGGGTCGTCGCCGGAAATCGACGCCGAGTCCTTGTGCAGCACCGCGAAGGAGTTCGAGATTGGGTTGCCTGACTACGGCACCACGTCAGTGGACTTCTCCTTTGCACCGAAGACCCCCATGCAGGTAGCGCTGACGGCGGCGTACAAAGCAGGCACGGTGGTTGGTTCTCGCATCACCCTTCCGAACAGCGGCGGGGATATGGCGCAGCTTGGCTTCGTGCAGTCCATGAGTGAGCAGGCGGGCAAGGGCGGGTTGTGGACTGGTAGTTTGACAATGAGGAACATCGGCCCGAGGTTGGACTACTAACCGTGAAACAGAACCGAAGGAAACAGACAGTGACAAACAGAAGCGATTTCTTGCGCAACCTGAAGGGGCAGCAGGTCAAGCTGCACCCCCTCCAACTTGAGGGTTGGGATGTGACGGTGTACCTGCGCCCCCAAACCTTGGGGGAGATTCGTGACGTGCTCCTGAAAAGCGATGAGAAGGAGAAGGTGGGGCAGGGGATCACTGTCGATCCTTTGTTCATCGCACGCAACATTGCGCGCATGGTGCGGGATGAGTATGGAGAGCTTCTCTTCAATGCCGACGACAACGCGCAGATGGAAGAACTCATGTCGTCATTGGAAGGCACCGCCCCTTCAGTCAGCAAGCAGATCAGTACGGCCTACAACAAGCTCAACGAGCCCAACAGTGAAGAGGCAGACGCAAAGGGAAACTGACGCCGCGCCAGGACTTCTTGATGGACCTGGCGCTTCACTTAGGGGGTACGGTGGCCGAGCTAGAGGCCAAGATGTCGTCAGTGGAATTCTTTCTTTGGCAGAAGTATGCAGCGCGGCGTATGCTGCCTTGGCGAAGGATGGAACTCTACATGGCGCAGTTGGCACGGTTGATCGCTGCAACGCTGGGAGGGGACAAGGAGTCCACGTTGTCTGACTACTTGTTTGACCCCGTTGAAGAGACCGACGACCCTGGTGAGGCGTTTGGATTTGCCCCCCATAACTTTCCACAGGACCAGCCCCGGGACATTGACCCGGATGATCCTGATGACCCGGAGTATTGAAGATGTCAAATGACGCTGGAGCACTGCTGGTCAAGCTGGGGTTGGACTCCGTTGAGTTCACCTCGGGGATGGCGAAGGCCGAGTACATGGCTGGCGCGTTCGTCAAGCAGATGGGGGCAGCCTTTGGCGGGATGGCCCAGAAGCTTGGCATTGCTCTGTCTGTAGCGGGGGTCGTCGCCTACACCAAGCATTTGGTCGACGCTGCGGATGAGATGTACCACCTTTCATTGCGCACCCAAATGACGGTGGAAGACTTAGGAGGACTTGGACTTGCTGCGGAGAAATCGGGCAGCAGTCTTGAAGCGATTGCGTTCGTGATTGGGCGCTTGAACGTGAAGATCGGCCAAGCCCAAGATGGGACAGGAGAGGCTGCTAAATCATTCAAGGCGATGGGCATTGACCTCTTCGATGCCAATCACAAAGCCAAGGACGCGGTGCAAGTCTTCGCGGAAATGGCTGACAAGTTCAAGTCCTACGCTGAGGGAGGCGCCAAGGCAGCGCTTGCTCAAGGGCTGATCGGGAGGTCTTACCAAAACTTGCTGCCACTTTTCCAAATGGGATCGGCAGGGATAAAGGAGAACATCGAATACTACAAACGGTTTGGGGGTACCACTACTGAGACTGCGAAGGCCGCGAACAAGTTCAACGACGTGCTGGTCGACATGAATTTCGTGATCGCGGGAAGCGGTCGCGCAATTCTTCGAGAACTCCTTGACCCTTTGAAGGCGACCGCAGACGCCATGAAAGAGCTGGCTGAGCACAATGCAGGACGAGGGTTCGCTTCCATATTTGCGGCTGGCTTTCAAGCTGTGGCTGTGGTCGCTGCCACTCTGTTCTATGGTCTAGAAAAGATAGGGCTGTCTATTGGGACCATCATCGTAAAGGCCGAAATACTTGCCGTCACTGCAATGGACGTTGCCATGGCGGTGAAGAGGTTGAGCCCCGATGATCTTGCAGCGGCACTGACGACGAGGGCGGCGGCGATCAAGGACATTGAGTTCTCAGAGAAGATCGACAAGCTGAAGGCAAAGATTGGTTACCTCAACTATCTTCGTGACCTGTTGAAGCTAGAGGGAGGCCCCCCTAAAGTTCCACAGCCAGGTGACAAGGAGTTCATGGGCCCAGTCGAGCCCCTGCGCAACGCTCCCGGCACGGGGGACGAAGCGGCAAAGGTGAAGAAGGCAGCAGACGATTACTTGACCTCACTTGAGAACCAGATCGTTGCGACCTACCAACTCACAGCGTCGCAAAAGATTCTCTATGACCTGGAGCTAGACCGCAGGAAGATCGTCCCCATTGAAGGGATGACTCCCGAGTTGCGAAGGAAGGCGGAAGCGATAGCGGCTACGTTGAAGCAAGCGGAGTCAGAGAAGCTGTTGCTCGACGTGAAGAAGCAGAGTGCCAAGTATGAAGAGGAACTGGCGGAGATGGGTAAGACCGCCTACGAAAAGGCGCTCTTGCAGGCAGAGCGGCTGCGCAAAGAAGAAGTGGTCCCCCGCGAAGATAAGTTGAAAGGTCTCGAAGGCAAGACGACAAAGGAAGCCCTCGCCGATCAATTGCAGCTACGAAAGGAAATCGACGCCTACACCACGCAGGGGGCGTTGCTTGTCGGGAAGGCGAGTGCCCAAGAGCTTTCCGATCTGACAGAGACCACCAAGAAGATGACGGAAGAGGTTGCTGTGTTGGGCATGGACACGAAGGCCCGTCTAGAGTACAACAATGCCTTGCTTGAAACCCGAGCGATCAGGCAGGATGAGTTAGCCACCAATCAGAGCATGTCCGAGGAGGGGCAGAAAGAAGCCGAACGACTCAGAGCAGCGGCGGCGGAACTTCGCAAGCAGAAGACGCTGGAGACGGAGAAGGTGACGAAGACAACCGTTGCCGAACAGTTGAAGGCAACCCAAGATGAGGTCTTGGCCTTAATGGCCGGCAACACTGCCTTGTCGGAAGAGATAGCGCTGCTGGGCTTGGATGCGGAAGCGCGTCAGCGATACAGCGACGAGATGCTCCAAAACAAGATCATGACTCTTGAAGTGCTGGCCGCTTCACAGTTGAACACAGAAGAAGGAAACAAAGTCAGAGCGGGCCTTGAGAAGGAGATAGTCCTTCTGAAAGAGAAGCGAAGCCTGCTCGGGATCAAGTCCGAGAAAGAAAACATTTTGGATATCAAGGAGAAAGCCGATGCTGCCAGCCAGACCATGTCGGAGTCCATCGCGGATGGCATCATGAAGGGCTTTCGTGAAGGCACGTCATTCGCTGACATCTTTCTCCGTGAGCTTCAAGCACAGTTCGCAAGGACCATCCTCACCCCTATCATCCAGCCCATTGTGATGGAGGGGAACAACTTCTTGAGTGGTCTACTCAAGGATCTTTCTGGCTATCTGGGCCTAGGAGGGAGCTCGGGGGGCGGTGCGGGGGCACCTTCAGGCACCTACGTGGGAGGCTGGAACACAATCCCTACTGCGGCTGGCGGCGGTTCGGCAGCCCCCAACACGCTGTTCCGTGTCAACGAGGGGCGCATGGAAGCGCTGCGGCTCAACGGTGAGCAGTTCCTGCTGACAGGCGCCGGGGGCGGGGTGATTGACAGCGCCCCGCGAATTGGTGGTGGAGGCGTGACCATCATCCAGAACAACCAGTTCGGTAGCAACATCTCGCGCAACGAGGTTGCCAACGCAGCCAAGATGGCGAACGCAACGGCGAAGGCGGAAATCTTGCGTAGCATCCACCTCAATGGCGCCTTCTCAGGAGCATGATCGATGGCAACTGCATGGCCTAACTCACTGTACCCCACTGGGCTAGAGTGGAGGTTGATGAAGGCGGGGGCACAGTTCCGCAGTCCCTTCACGGGCTCCTTGCAGGCGGTGGACTTCCTGGGGGAGTATTGGGCTATCCGCATTCAGTTGCGGGGGGAAGGGTGGAGGAGAAAGTACAGTCCCCTGCTCGAATCACTGCTGATGTACCTTGCCGGGGGAATGAATCAGGTGGACGTTTTTCATTGGGTACGCCCTGTTCCCATCGGAACCATGAGAGGCTCCCCCACGGTGCAGACCACCACCGCTAGAGGAGACTCCCAGCTCGTTGTGGCAACGACTACAGGATGGACGCTTCTTGCGGGAGACCTCATCAAGGCTGGTTCGCAAGTCTTCATGGTGCGGACAGATTGCGTTGCATCCGGCGGCGTGCTCACGGTGCCGTTGGTCAATCGGATACGCGGAGTGATTAGCTCGGGCTCTGCGGTCACGTGGGACCGGCCTACGTTGACGGTAGTGATGCCTGAGATGAGTGGGGGGCTTGTGTATCAGCCGGGCATGCGGTTGCCCGCAGAATTGGAGTTGGTGGAACCATGAGAACGATTGCAGGTCCAGCCGTTACTGCCCTCAACTCTGGGGGCGTTGCACTCAGTTTGCTGTTGGAGATGCTGTTCACAGGCGGAGCGCTCCGGCTCAATACCTCTCGGTACAACATCACGGACAATGAAAGTCCAGCCAACGTCTATCTCGCATCGAGGCTGGTGGGGAGAATCGGAGAAGCTCAAGACTCCCCCGGGGAGGCTGCGAATTTGGTTATTGAGTTGAGTGGGGTAGACCCTGCGATCATTTCCATCGCTCTTGCTGAACAGGTTAGAGGGAGACCCCTTCGCTTGGGGCTTGCTGTGCTGTCCGCCACCACCCATGCGCTGCTGGATGTGGTGCCGTTGTGGGCAGGTCGTATGGCTACGATGGACTTGCAACAAGACCCAAGTGGTCTAACGGCAGCGGTCAAACTTACCGCAGAGCACCGAGGGGTTCTTTTCAGTCGCGCCAAACCTTTGAGGTACACCGATGCAGATCAGCAGAAGCTTTTCTTTGGGGACAAGTGCTTGGAGTATCTTGTGAGTCAAGCCTCACACCAAGACATCTGGCCCGCAGCATCCTACTTCCAGCGATGAAGACCGCACGCATCCCCGATTGGCTGCTCGCTCTTGACGCGCTTGTGAAGGAGCGCTGGGCTGCGCCTTTTCTTTTCGGCGCCAATGACTGCTGCCTGTTTGCGGCAGACTGTGTGCTTGCGGTCACAGGACAAGACCCCGCGCACGATCTAAGGGGCGCCTACTCTACGGAGAAAGGAGCGGCGCTGATGGTTCGGAAATTTGGGGGTGTACCCCAATTGGCAAAGGACCGACTTGGGGAAGAAATCCCGCCCACGTTCTTGCAGGTCGGAGACGTGGCGTTGGTGCGTATGCAGGACCAAGACATGCTGGCGGTTTGTTTCGGCTCACATCTTCTTGCTCCTGGCCCAGAGGGGCTGGTGTACGTGCCCATCGAACATGCTTTGCAGGCGTGGCGCTGCACGCGGAAGGAGTAAAGAACAATGCCCCAAGCGCTTCCTATTATTGTTGCCTACATCGGGCAGGCTTATGGAATCTGGGGATTCTTTGCCACGGTAGCCACATCGCTTGCGGTCAGCGACTACCAACGAAAGGTGGCGAGGGACGAGGCACGGGCGGCTTGGAATGCGTCTTTGAAAGACCGTCTCATCATGACCGCCACCACCGACGGTCCACGCACTCGTGTCTATGGCAGGGCTCGGAATGTGGATGGCGTTCTCTTCAAGGTGCCCCACGGGACCAACAATGAGCTTTACACGTTCGTCATTGGTTTGGGGCAGGATGAGGTAGACGGCATTGAAAGGGTGTATTTCAACGACACCGCGCTCGTGATAGACGGCTCTGGAAACGTTCTCCGCGCGTCCATTTATGATGAAGGAACCGCGACCTCTACGCAGAACAGTCCAAACGTTACGGGCATCGGAACCCTGTGGACGGATTCCAAGCAAGTCAAGCCCGGGATGTACTTCGCCACAACTGACACGCTTCTCTACCCCATCCTTCAGGTCGTAGACGATACCCACATTGTTTTGGATCGCCCCTACTTGGGGGCGACCACCACTTCTGTGGCTTACGAGGTCAGTGACGTTTGCCAATACGCGACTACTCCTGGCATCGTGCTGCAAGAAACTAGCGCCGTCGTAACCCAGGCGGATGTTGGAGGGCAGGTGGTTACCACCTTGGCCGCGGTGCCCACCCCTAATACGGTGACGGCGACGCTGAGGTCAGGGACAGGGACTAACATGGAGTTTTTCCCCGTCACCAGTTTCTCAATAACCGGGCAAGACTTCACCGCTTTCGGACTCCCCCAAAATTGGGTTGGTGCGACCTGCGTCATTACTTACACGCAAGTAGGGACCAGCGTCGTCTCCTACGCCAAGGTCACCAAGCACACGGGGGCACCGGGTCAGAACTTGTCGATTGAGTTGTTGGCGCGAGGAGTCCCAGCGAGCTTAATCACAGGCGCACATAATTTCACGGGTATCGCTGCGCTTGTGGTGACTTTCAAGTACAGCCAAGACGTGTTCCCGGGTGGTGTGCCCTCAGTGAGCGCGGTCGTTCGGGGTGTCAAAGTTTACGACCCGAGGTCTCCTGGGTCACCGGCAGCTTGGTCTAGGAATCCAGCGCTGTGCGCCCTCGACTGGGCACGGTACACAAATGGGGGCAATCTCGCACTGAGCGAAGTGGTGCTCTCAAAGTTCATCGAAGCGGCCAACGCCTGCGATGTGTCGACGACGTTCAACACGGTCACTACTGGTGGAAAGACGCTCAGCGTCACAGAAGCCCGTTACTTTTGCGATACCGTG